GAAGAAATTCCTCGGCGCCCTTTTGGGCGTCGCGTTGCTTGCCGGTCCGGCCAGCGCGCAAACCGTTCTGGTCCCGACCGTGCAATCGATCTCGCCGGGGGCCGATCTCGTCCAGATCATCCCGGGCGGCAAGCCGCAGCCCGGCAATCAGTATGCGAGCGTTGTTCAGTTGCTGACCGGCACGACCAATGCCTCAGGGCTTCCCGGCACCACCCTGCCGCTGACGAATTTCAAGACCGGCGCGGGTATCGGCATGACCGCTTCCGCTGGCGCTGGCGTGTTCGGGGTCGCGATCACCGCCGGCACCTCGGAAGACCTGATCGGCGAGGCGGCGCTCAGCAACACCAAGACCGACACGGCCGCCTTCGAATATGTCCTGCCGCCATCCTATGTCGCGGGCCAGAACATCACCGTGACGGTGAACTGCAATTACAATCTCGGCTCGGGCACCATCGGCACGCATACCCTCACCGGCAACGCCTATCTGACCACCAGCGCCGGGGTGCAAGGTTCTTCCCTGATCGCGACTGCGGCGCAGACCGTCCCATCCGCGGCCGGCACGGTGAATTTCACCATCACCGGCACGAGCCTGGTTCCCGGCTCCCGTCTCTGGATCACCCTGGCGATGGCGATTCAGGACACCGGCGGGTCGAACATCACGGGTCAGATCAACAGCGTTCTGCTGAAATAAATGCCGTGGACGGCGCGACAGTTCGCGTCGCGGCATAACAAGAAATTGCATGGGCGCGCCGCCTCGAAAGCGGCCGCTCAGGCAACCGCGATGGTGAAGGCCGGAGTTCCCGAAAACGTCGCCATTGCGACCGCGAATAAAACCGGAGACCGCCTGAGCCGCCGCGAAAAGCTCTATGGCAAAGCTAAATAAGTCCTCGGTCGATTACAGCGAGGGCAAGCCCCACGCGCATTGCGGATTGTGCCGCCACTTCGAGCCGCCGCATTCCTGCGAAATCGTCGAAGGCACGATTGAGCCGCATATGTGGTGCGAGCGGTTCGAGAAAAAGCCGCGCCGCCAAAAGCTCTACGGCAAATGAACCTCACCCAACTCGACGTAGCCAACCGGAGTGTCCGCATGGCCGAGAAACGCGCGCCCAAACGCCTGACGCCGAAGAAGGATTTTCACCCCGGCGGCGAAAAAGGAAAGCTTCATCGCGAGTTGGGCATTTCGACCGACAAGAAAATCCCTGCTGCGCGGCTCGAAGCCGCCGCCCATTCCCACAATCCCGAAATCAGACGAGACGCGATCCGCGCCGAGACCATGAAGAAATGGCATCACGGCAAGCGCCGCCACTCGATCAGCCGCCTCTACAAATAAGGAATCCATCATGGCCGAGAAATCCCGCCGCGAAAAACTGTACGGCAAGGACGAGCCGAAGAAAGAGGCCCGCGAACACGAGGAAAAGGGCGAGCGCAAGGAAACCGAGCGCAAGGCCGAGGACAAGAAAGACGAGTCCAAGGGCGAAAAGCGCGAGGTCGAGCACAAGGACGAAGGCCGCGAACACGAAGCCGACGGCATGCACGAGCGCCACAAGGTGGCGCGTGAAGCCATGCACGCGCGGCACCGCGCCGAGCGCCGGGACATGCACGGCAACCATCGGGCCGAACACGACAAGATGCACGCTCGTCACATGAAGGAAATGGACGAGATGAACCAGCAACAGGGCCAGGAACTGGCGGCTGCGCCGGGCGGAGCGCCGGGTGAAGCCGAGCCGGCCGCTCCGGCGGAGGCCGCGTAACATGGCGCTGTCGCCGATGGTGGATATGGAGCTGGACGACGAAGACCAGCTCGATGCGGTCCAGCCGATCCTGATGCCGGACAGGCCCCGTTACCCCTATGGCCTGCGTCTCTGCCTGACCGAGAAGGAACTTCCGAAGCTCAAGCTCGATCCTTCGGATATTCAGGTCGGCGATTTCGTCGATCTGCGCATGTTCGCCACCGTCACCAGCGTTTCGATAACGGACGGTGGCGGCGGGCAATGCTGCCGCGTCGAATTGCAGGGGGAAAAGCTACAGATCGAAAACGAGACGACCGAATCTGACGAGGACTGATCCGTGACGACGAGCACGGACATTGCCAACCAAGCCCTGACGCTTTCCGGCAATGACGGCCCTCCGATTACCGGCGTCGCGCCGAATTTCGACGATTCACCGGCAGGGCAAGCGGCGGCAAAATTCTATACGCCGTGCGTTCAGACCGTCGCGCGTCAGTTCGGCTGGGATTTTTCCCGAAACACGGTTGCTCTCGGCCTGAGCGGCAATAGCGCCCCGGTGCCGTGGTCGTATGAATATCTCTACCCCACCAACGGGGTGGAGGTTCGCGCGTTATTGCCCGGAACCATTGCCGATCCGAACGATCCGCTGCCGGTCAATTATATTGTGGCGAACAACGCGGTCAGCGGCATCGCCAAGCGCGTCATTCAGACCAATCTCGCCAACGCCGTCGCGGTCTACACCAACCAGCCCAACGAAGACACCTGGGATGCGGTTTTCCGCGAGGCCGTGGTGCGTCTTCTGGCGTCGGAATTCGCCGATGCGCTCAATTCCAAGCCCGACACCGCGCGGGCCATGATGACGCAAGCCGAACAGTTTGTTGAAGTCGGCACGACGCGAGGCGGCTGATGACGACCAGCGTTACCTCTCCCGCCGATGTCGTCAATCTCGCCCTGGTCCGCATCGGCCATACCTGGCGTGTCGGCAATTTGTATGACGGCTCCAAGGGGGCCAGTCTCGCCCTCGATATCTACGGCCAGACCCGCGATCAATTGATCCGAGACGGTCAGTGGGGCTTCGCCCGCCGCGATATCGCTCTCACCCTCCAAAAAAGCGCACCAGCCGGCGGCTATTTCCCGCCCAATCTCTGGTCTCGCGCCGCCAATCCTCCCCCCAATTGGCTCTATCAATACGCTTACCCGGACGATTGCCTGAAAGTCCGCTCGGTAAGACCCGCCCCGACTTTCTCCCCCTCCTTCGATCCGCAGCCGCATGTCTTCGACACGCCGAACGATCCAACTCTCACGCCGCCCGTGAAGGTTCTGGTGTGCAACGTCCCCAATGCGCTTTGCACCTATGCCGGCCGAATTACCGATCCTTCGCAATGGGAAGCGAGCTTCACGGAGGCGCTGGCGGCGGAGCTGGGCCGAAGACTTGCCCCCGCTTTGGCGAATCTCGACACCGCGAAACTCGAAGCGAGCGACGATCAGATTGAAAACGCCGTCGCGGACATGACGCAGGGCTGACGCTAATGTATAAAGAATCGAGGGCCAGCGCTGCTGAAACAGCGATGACCCTCTGGCCAAATCAGGTACTGGAGATACCCAAAATGGTTAGTCAGACAATACAGAATTCTGGGCGCATTTGCACCGCTTGCGGGCTTTGGAAGCCTGCGAACGAATTTTATCGGAATAGCCGTAAACGCGGCGGCATAAAATCGAAGTGTGCCCAGTGCACGCGGATTCAGAATGCCAATCGTCGTGCTGCACGTTTGGAGCAATATCGGGCCATTGAGCGAGATTCCAAAAAAAGGCGCTCAGACGCGCGACGCATAACAGCGGTCGAGGCGTCCGCAGGGTGGAGGCTGAAGCATAAATTTGGGCTTACTCTCGGCGAATTTTTTGCGCTGGTAACAGCACAAAACGGCGAATGCGCAATTTGCAAAAAAGGAATCGCAGTCTACTCGCGGGGGCGAGGCAATCCGGGCGCGGCGTGCATCGACCATGATCACGCTACAGGCAAGGTTCGTGGCGTTCTTTGTCATGCTTGTAATACGGCGCTTGGCCTTTTTGCAGACAATGCCGAACGCCTTGAGGCTGCGGCTAGATATCTCGCGAGGGAATCTCAGTGAATCTGCCGGAAGACGTGGCCAACCAAGCACTGGATGCTGCGGGTTCGGACCTCGTAATAGGAGACATGCAGGAGGGGACACGCGAAGCTCAGGTAATCAATCGCGCGTATCAACAGTGCTTATTGCAGCTCCTCCGCTCGGCAAACTGGAACTTCAGCAGACGACGCGCGACCCTTCAATTGCTTGGCGACGCG